TTTTAAAGAATTTATAATCAATATTGTCAAGAGTCTTATTTTTAGAATGACTTCTGGCTTAAAAGAGGATGATGTTCTTATCTTCTGGGACGGTTCTAAAAACCCAGCGAGAATTGTTCGGATTGGTTGGATGTCAACAACTTTGTTTCTTTACGATGTAAATGAGCAAGGTATAGTAACTGGCGGACACAGAATAACTATGCAAAATGTTAAACTTGAGAATGTTAAGTTGTTGAAGAGATTGTCTATGATTGATGAAGCTGACTTGAAAATGTTTAAAAAGGACAAATAATAATTTGTCATGGCTTACGTTTCGTACAATAACATCAGGGCTTTTCTTTCTGCTGGCGATTCACAAAGTTTATCGACAGGATCATATGATATTTTGTATGCATTAAATTTTAATGCCAGCAACACAACTCAATTAAAAAGGATTAAAAGAATTGGTCAAGAGCTTGATTATTATATTCAAACAGGTCCAAAAAGCGCATCAATTTCAACTTCGGTTATACCCGTCACTGGCGCTGACTTTAATCAGTTTACTGGATTTTTAGCTTTAACTGGAGATTTTACAAGCGGTTCGTATATTCAAGTTCCTAATTACAGATTTGATAAATGTTTCTTAAAATCATTTGGGTTTTCTATGGAGCCTTGGAAACCAATTGCGGTAGAAATGCAATTTGATTCTTATGGGTTAGCTACTGGAGACGGAATTAATTCTTATGCTGGACAAGACTTTCCAACTGGCGCTCAAACAGGAATTGTTTCTCCGTTAAGAGGAATGAGTGTTACTCTTTCTGCTCCAAATTTTACTCAAACAATAAATCAATACGAAAATTTAAATTTTAACGTTGAAGTTGATCGTGCTCCAAATTTTGAAATAGGTGGAACTTATCCTGCTAAAGTGAGTGTTTCTAAAATTACAAAATCATTGCAAATTAACGGTATATCCAACATTGATTGGCTTTCTGACTATCAACCTAACACTACTGTCTCTGTGACAGTAGGAATGCCAGACGGCAACTCGTTTTCAGTTGCTGGAGTACTGAGTTCACAAAGTTTCTCAGTAGATGGCAATGGCGTAGCAAAAGGAGGGCTACAGATAGTCGAAGAGATGGTGTAACTTTATGGCAAAAAAGCCCAAGAAAACAAAATCGGCATCTACGGAAGTAATTATTCCGCAGATGAAAACAGAAATAAAATTCAAAGAACGCAAATTCAAATTCACTGAGAAACAACAACAACTATTAAAAATACTTTTAGGAGACGAGACCAAAATAGTCTTTATCGCTGGACCAGCGGGGACTTCAAAGACTTTTATGGCAGTCTATGCAGCCCTTAACCTTATCAACCACAATGAAAAAGATATTATCTATATTAGAACCATCGCTGAAAGCGGTGAAAAATCTCTTGGTTCGCTGCCAGGAACAGTTGGCGAAAAGTTTCAGCCATATCTGCTCCCTCTTGAAGACAAAATTCAAGAAATAATCGAACCAACTGATGTACATCGTTTAAAAGATGACGGAAGAATTTCTGCAACTCCCATTAACTTCTTAAGGGGCAGCACTTTAACAGATAAAATCGTAATCGCAGATGAAGTGCAAAATTTTACCTTCAAAGAAATCACAACCCTACTTACTAGAGTCGGGGATGGGAGTAAAATTTTCTTATGCGGAGACTTTATGCAGTCAGACATCAAAGGTAAAAATGGATTTATCGACTTTTACGATCTATTTTCAGACGAGGATTCCGCGCAACATGGCATCTTCTCGTTTGAGTTTACAGAAGAAGATATAAAAAGAAGCGAAATTCTAAAATTCATTGTAAAGAAGATTAGAAATATTAATAATCATGAAGAGACAAGAAGAAAAGCTGTCCCTTTTGAGCAGTTGGGCTAATTTAATTAAAATTATGGGCGGCATGGCTATTGCCGCCCTTTTATTTTATTTGAACGCGACCTATGTAAAAAGAGACGATTTCTTACCAGTAGCTAAAGAGATTACTATTCAAGCAGAGCAGCTTTCTTATGTCAATGCAGAGGTTAAGAGCATATCGCGTCGCTTGTCAAAGATTGTAGATGACGAGGGCAAGCCAGTAAATACTGATAAGATGGTTGAAATTCAAAGAGATATAGCTACAATATTGGTAAAGCTAGAAAATCTCAGCGATAAACTTAACAAATTAGAAAAAGAGTAATATATGGCAAGCGTTTTCTGTACAAATTGTGGAGGCAAGCATGAATATGTTGGATTTGCCCCAAACTTTTGTTCAAAATGTGGAAGTCCCATGAACGGGAAGGTTTCGACTCAATTACAGAAAAAGCCAGTTAGAACTGCAAGTTCTGAAGATATAGAGGATGAATCAGAAGACAACACAAGTGTCGACGAACTTCCCGATATCGATAAGCTTGATGTAGAAATCGAAATGGAAGGGGGCTTTAGGGCTTTTAATTTAGAAGATTTATCGCGTAACCCTCAAGCTGGAGCAAGGAAATTCGCTCCAAAAAGAGTTGGTGGGATAGACAGCTTGTCCCCCACCAAATATGGAAGCACAAAGGCGCGAGAAGATTAAATACGAAGACAAGCAAGAAGTTATCGATAGGATTATAGAAAAGCACAGATATATCTGGCAGCTTAAAGCTATTGCTTGGATGGATTATGAGGATGTTGCTCAAATCATTCGTTTTCACATTTCAAAAAAATGGAAAATGTGGAAGCAAGATCGCCCACTTGAACCTTGGATTGCGCGTATTACCGTAAACCAGATCAAGAATCTTCTGCGCAATAATTACTCTAATTATGTTCGCCCTTGTTTATCTTGTAAGTTCAGCATGGGCAACGAACCTCCAGCTTGTTCAATAACTCCAAGCGGAAAACAATGTGGCGAATGCCCCTTGTATAGAAAATGGGAAAAGACAAAAAAGTGTGCATATGATGTGAAGCTTTCTGTCTCTATAGAAAATCATTCAGAGTCTGTACAGGGGATGAAAGATTTAAACTTTGATGTTTTATCAAGCGCACAGAGACTTCACGAAGAAATGAAACATCGTTTGGCGCCCAAACAATATAAAGTTTATTCAAGGCTTTATATCGATGGCGCAGATGAGGAAAAAGTTGCAATGGAAATGGGATACAAAACGAATGAAAAGGGTAAGAAAGCTGGCTATAAACAAATTAAAAATCTTAAAAAGTTATTTAAACAGATAGCGACTAAAATCTTACAAGACGAGGATATTTTAGGTGGCCAACAATAAAATAAGTTTCAGTGACGAAGACAAAAAGAGGATTATGGAAATCGCCAAGGAGTTTCCAGATCTAAATACTATTACGCGCAAATTTTTTAACGATGAAAATCTTGACGGCAGAACAAAGCAAGGAATTGCGATCAGATCTTTGCTTGCCTCTAATAAAATACAATACAAAACATCTAAGTACGAAAAAGTTGGCGAACTCCCTCTCACTCCAGAACAAGAACAGTTCATTGAGGATCAGGCTGCTAACGGAATCTCGGCACTAAGAATTGCAGAGCTTCTTTATCCAGACCGCCCAATCTCTGCAATGGGATTGGAACACAGAACTGTTGCCGCTCATATCAGAAATTCTGGTTGTGAAAATAATGCCGTATCTGATGATGCGATGTTTGTAAAATACCAAACACCCCGATCATTAGAGAGAGTAATTAATAGAATTAATGAAGCCACGGGAGAGAAAATAGATAAAGATAGGCTCACCAGACACCATAAAGTATGCGCTGAGAAACTCGCCATCAATTTGTCTAACTCAAGATTTCAAAAAATTATTAATTGTTATACATCACAAGATGATAGGAATATATTTGAGCAAGAATTTATCCGCATGACATGGGACAAGCCTGATTTGACCGCTGATGAGGTTAATTTGTACATGAACGTTTGCAAAGAAATCATTAATTTAGAAACCACTTCAAGGCATTTAGATAAGTTGAATAAAATGTTTGAGGAAACTCAAGAACAGAATGAAATGAGCATTCGTTTGGCCGAAATCATCAAGGCTAAAAGCAGCGAGTATCACCAATGCGAAGGCAGAGTGGAAAGTTTAATTAAAAAATTGCAAGGCGATAGGCGCGAAAGAATTTCATCTAGGCAAAAAGAAAACGCCTCTATTCTTTCTATTGTCCAACTCTTTCAAGACGAAGAAGAGCGCGCTAATATGATTAAAATTGCAGAGATGCAAAAGTCACTTGTCACTGAAGAAGGTAAAAAAATGGAAACTATGGTGGAGTGGAAGGCTCGTATATTAGGAATATCATTAGAAGATGCAGTCTGACAATTCCAACTGTTGCAAAATATGCCACAGTTCCTTTCCTTCCGAAAGGAGCCTACATGCGCATTTAAAAAAGCACAAGATTGGTCTTGATGAGTATTATCTTGCACATTATCCTAGAAAAAACCTGCTAACAGGCACTTATTTGCAATTTAAGGACAAGGAGTCTTATTTTGAAAAGGACTTTGAAAACAGAAATCAGCTTTTGAGATGGTGTGAGATAGAATCGCCAGAAACTGTTAAAGCTCAAATTAAAAAAATGCTGGCTTATAGAATAAAAAGCAAAGATTTAAAATATGCGCCATGTCATTTAGAGTTGGAAACTAGTGAAATGCCGACAGTTGATTTGTACAAGAAACATTTTGGGTCTTATTCTAATGTTTGTGCAGAAATAGGAATTGAGCCTATGTTTAAAAAGAGTTTGCCCAAAAAGTTTTACGAAGATTATTCTAATATTAATATATTTGTTGATACCAGAGAACAGCAGCCTTTAAGCTTTAAAAGCGAAAAGAAAGTAAAGTTAGATTTTGGCGATTATACCGCTAGCGGTTCAAATTATACAAAAACATTCGTAGATAGAAAGTCAGAATCTGATTTTAAAGGTACATTAGTTGGTGAAAATCTGGATAGATTTAGGCGTGAACTGCAAAGATGCAAAGATATGGAATGTTATTTATTTATTGTGGTAGAATCTACTTTAGAACGTATAAGTAGTAACAACGACTTTACTCCTCATAAGGCGAATTTAAAATTTATATATCATAATATGAGATTATTGCAGCATGAGTTTGCAAAAAGCTGCCAATTTATATTTTCGGGTAACAGAACCAATAGTGAAATTATTATTCCAAAGCTAACTGCCATTGGTAGCGCACTTTGGGATGTAGACGTTCAATATTTTATAGACAAGAACTCATCATGGCTTGGATCGAAGGAAACCAAAAAAGAAAAAGCTTATTCCGTAACGTAAATCAAGAGATCCTTGAAAAGAAAGGATTCTTGGAAGAAAGAGAAGCTAAAATTCTTCTCTACAAATTCTTGCGTTCAAATATTTCATTTTCTTCGGAGATTATTTGTGGCGTTAAGTTGTTCCCATTTCAACATATGGCAATTAAAACCATGTTTGAAACGGATTATTCTATGATGGTGTGGAGTCGTGGACTCTCAAAGAGCTTTACCTGTGCAGTATTTGCGTCTCTCGACGCAATATTAAATCAGGGTGTGCATATCGGCATTGTTAGTAAAACATTCCGTCAGGCTAAAATGATTTTCCGTAAGATAGAAGAAATTGCAGAAAAGCCTAACGCTGTATTTTTGAAACAATGCATAACCAAAGTTTCCAAAAGCTCAGACGAATGGACAATGGAAATTGGGCGTAGTAAAATTACTTGTTTGCCACTTGGAGACGGTGAAAAGCTGCGCGGTTTTCGTTTTCACCGCATGATGATCGATGAATTCTTGCTGATGCCTGATCGCATTTTTAATGAAGTTATTATTCCGTTCCTTTCCGTTGTGCAAAACCCAACCGAAAGAAAACAAGTTTACGATTTAGAGACTGAACTAATTAAGCGCGGAGAAATGAAAGAGGAAGATAGGTTTGCTTGGCCCAATAATAAGATTATTGTTCTATCCTCTGCATCTTATCAGTTTGAATACATGTATAAACTGTACAAACAGTACGAGGATTTGATTGTCACGCCAGAAAGAAACGCTAAAGGCGCAGCGACAAGAGCTATATTGCACTTTTCTTATGATATTGCGCCTCATGGCTTATATGATGAAAGTTTGTTGACGCAAGCTAAGGCAACGATGTCCGAATCACAATTTAAAAGAGAATTCGGCTCACAATTTGTTGACGACTCTTCTGGTTATTTCAAACTTAGTAAAATGCATGAATGTACAATTAAAGTTGGAGAGGGGCAGTCTATTGAATTGGCGGGAGAAAAGAATGCAGAATATATTTTAAGCTTTGACCCATCTTGGGCAGAAAACGAATCTTCTGACGATTTTGCAATGAACGTAATCAAACTGGATAAAACAACTCGTAAAGGAATTCTTGTACATAATTATGCGCTTTCTGGAACAAACTTAAAAAAGCATATTGAGTATCTTCATTATTTGTTCACTCATTTTAATATTGTTGCAATGTGCGGTGACTATAACGGAGGCTTGCAGTTTATAAACGCTGCAAATGAAAGCGAACTTTTTAAAAACAATAAAATTGAAATTAAAATTTTTGAGGCAGACTTTGATACTCCAGAAACTTACCAAGATGAGTTAAGAAAAGCAAGAAATACATATAATAAAAGCACTAATAAAATTTGCTACTTACGCATTCCAACTAGCGGTTGGATAAGATACGCTAATGAACTTCTTCAGTCTAACTTTGATCACAGAAAGATTCTTTTCGCAGCCGAAGCCGTAGATAATGATTTTACAACGCAAAAAAGCAAAAATATTCCAATTAAAGGACTTAAGTTTATCCGAGATCAAGAAGATGGTCAAAGCGCTGAAGCAAAAATGGTTGATTTCGTTGATCATCAGGCCGATATGATTGAACTTGTTAAGGCAGAATGCTCTCTTATTATGCCCACAACAACAGCTAATGGGCATCAAAGCTTTGATTTGCCGCCAGAATTAAGAAAACAGAGTGGAGCAGAAAAAACAAGAAAAGACTCCTATTCTTGTTTGGTCCTTGGTAATTGGATGACCAAGGTATATTTCGATATGATGGATGTAAAAGTTGAGAAAACAACTTCTACATTTGTGCCATTTTTCGCTAGGTAAAAGTTATTGAAAGTACTTTTGATACTTTTAGTGTAACTTTTAATATATAATAAAATGGCACGCCAATATAATAAAAAGTCTGATTATTGGACCAGATTTAATAAAGTTCAACCAGTTCAAGTTTCTCAGGCTTCCTATGAGCCAAAACTTCTTGGCGAACCGTTTTATAAAGAAGTTTCTCAAGCTTCTTATTCAAGATCAAAAGAAACTGGCGGTTCTACAAAAATAAAAATTCCAAGAAATGGAACTGACGTTAATGTAGGTAGATATTCTTTACTCAGCCAAGGGCTTCTACCTTATGAATATACAAAAGATGGCGTTGATGTACGCGATGCCATTATGCTTTGCCAAAAAGCTTATGCTAATGTAGCTATTGTTAGAAATACAATTGATATCGCCACAGAATTTGCAAATACAGATGTTTATCTTGAAGGCGGAACTGAGCGTAGTCGTGAGTTTTTTCAAAAATGGTTTGAAAAAATTAAACTTTGGAAACTTAAAGATCAATATTTCCGCGAATATTATCGCAGTGGTAATATTTTTCTTTATCGTATCGATGGGAAATTTAATGCAGAAGATTTTAAGCTTCTTTCTGGTTTAAGTGAGAATGGAATCAAAAATAATAAAGTTCCATTGCGTTATATTTTGATTAATCCCTATGAAATAGTGGCAAAAATTTCTAGTTCTTTTGCCGAAGCTGTTTATGAAAAAGTTCTTTCCGAATATGAGTTGGAGCGTTTGAAAAATCCAAAGGATGATGCCGACGTTGAACTTTTAAATGGTTTTGAGCCAGAAATCCAAAAGAAAATTAAAGATAAACAATATTTTAGAGACGGTTTGAACATGAAGCTTGATCCAAAATATTTGCTTTATTCTTTTTACAAAAAGCAAGATTACGAGCCATTCGCAGTTCCATTCGCCTATCCTGTTCTTGAAGACATTAATGCTAAAATTGAATTAAAACGCATTGATCAAGCTATTGCCCGTACTGTAGAGAATGTAATTCTTTTAATTACAATGGGCGCAGAGCCAGATAAGGGTGGCATTAATCCTGCCAATATGGCTGCAATGCAAACTTTATTTTTAAATGAAAGTGTTGGTCGCGTATTAGTTTCTGATTATACTACAAAAGCTGATTTCGTTATTCCTGATTTAAAGAAAGTTGTTGGCAAGGAAAAATATGAAGTTTTGAATGAAGATATCAAAGAGGGTTTGATGAATGTTATGCTTGGAAATGAAAAGTATAATGGTCAAAGCGCTAAAATTAGTTTCTTTATGGAGCGCTTGAAAGAAGCTAGAAACGCATTCCTTAATGATGTTCTTCAGCCAGAAATTATTCGCATTTCAAAAGATTTAGGATTCCGCGCTTGGCCAACCGCCAAATTTACTGAGATTGATTTGAAAGATGAAACTCAATATATGAGAACCATCAGCCGTTTGATGGAAATTGGAATTCTTACTCCAGAGCAAGGTATCGAATCTATTAATAATGGTAAATTACCTAATGTTGCTGATCTTTCTTCTGCGCAGGAGAAATTTGTTGCTGACCGAGAGAAAGGATATTATAATCCAATCGTTGGTGGTGTACCGATGGTGCAAGGAGCGACACCAACTCCTACCGCAGCACCTAAACAATCTGGCGCTGGTAGACCTGTTGGCGCAACAGCATCAAGAAAAGATATTCAAACTACAATTTATGAAGTAGATGCTTTTATGAAAGCTGCTGAAGATTTTGCAGCAAAGAAATTTGCTGTAGCTTCTTTAAGCGATGAACAAAAATCAAATGTAGCGAATCTTTGCAAGAAAGTTATTGCGTCAAGTTCAAGAGAAGATTGGGTCGCGAGTGTTCAGAAATGTATGGCTAATCTTGACGAAATCGAAAAGCTGCAACCAATGCAGTCTGTTCTTGATACAGCTGATGAATTTTTACTTGATGAATATTCTGCGGCCATTTTGCATCATTCTGCTGTAAAATAAAATATGGCATTCAAGTATAGCACGATTTTGGACAATGTTGCTGTCGCTTGTTATGGTATTTCGGATGAACGCTTCAAAGTATCCAAAGCCTCTTTGGACGAGCTTAAAAAGCTTTCTCCAAAAATAGATTTTGAAGATAATCCCGATCTTCTTGGAGTTTCTTTTAATCTTGCGGTTCCGAATATGATCAATAATAATGGAGACGGTATTTCTGGCGCTACCGCATCAAAAATTGCAAAGCGCTTTATGAATAAATATCTTAATATTGAGCACAACAAAGAACGTGTCGTTGGCCATATTACAAATTATTCTTTCAATAGAATTTCCGATAACAAATTTTTGACAGAAGAAGAAGTTGGTAAAAGTCTTGATCCTGTTTATTTATCAGTTGCTGGCGTTATTTACAAAACTGTTGATAAAAAATTTACATCGCTGATGTTGAGAAATTCTGACCCAAAAGATTCTTTTTATAATTCAATTTCTGCAAGCTGGGAAATTGGTTTCAGCAATTATTATTTAGCGGTTGGTAGTCAATCTTTAAAAGAGGCTGATATTATTACTGATCCAAAGCAAATTGAAGAGTTTGCTCCATTTTTAAAAGCAAAAGGTGGCTCCGGTAAATTAAAAGATGGGACTCCAGTTTATAGATTAATAGTTGGAGAAATTTATCCTTTAGGTGGTGGATTTACTACAAATCCAGCTGCGCAAGTCAATGGCGTTGTAGCATTTGAAGATGCTCCGTCATTCTCATTACAAGAGGACGAAAACAAAAATGAAGAGGTGGAAGCGACTGAAAATTGCATCGAAGAAGTTCAAGCGTTTTTGTCGAATAAAAAATCAAATTCCATTTTAGAGAGAAAAAATGTAAAAACAATAAACCATATGGACTTAGAAAAACTTATCACAGAGTTAAAGTCTGCTCTTC